CTCGTCCCAGCGAGGGAGTTTCATTACCCTCTCTCTCCTATTTACACAGGAGAGACCCACCTCTGCTTGATGCTGACGGCAGAAGGACGTCCAGAACGTTGAAGATGGTCCTTGTCTTGAAAGGGGTCTAACCCTCTCTTCAAGAACCACTTGGTTAGTGCATCTACGCCATCCAGCTTTGAAACTGGAATGACGGAGCGACTTACATAAGCCCTGACTAGGGGCTTCTGCAAGCCGTGATGTACGCGAGTCACCTTTAACGGATCGTGCGTCCACCTGCCTATCCCTGGAGATGTCGGCCTGATATAGGGATACCTACCCTTTAATGCTCGGGTGAGTACCTTGTCAAGCCAATCCACTGTGCTTTCGAATCCCGCCTCAAAGAGGTGGTTCCTCAGTTCACTCGTGGAGACAATCTCCTTAACGTCTGTCAGTTGTGTGGGAAAATCTTGCCGGATGCGAACAGGAGTTACATTCGCACCATCATAGAAATCCCCACCGCAAGACTCTCTGAACTTGCCAGTCCAGAAGCTCTTGTTTGAGTTAACTTTCATCCCAAAGGATTCGAGCGACTCGACAACTGACGGCACAAATTCTACAGGGACAATGATGTCGTCCCCGTAGACACGCACCTTGCCGTAGAAGGATTCAACATCCTTCTGCGACAACTGATGTCCTAACGCTCTTGAAATTCCCATGAAGACAATCGTCGAAAAGACGAGTGCCTCAAATGGGAAACAGAGCGCTGAACCCATAGACGCGAATTTGGAGAGATGTACTATCTCTCCATCCACATCTGCCTTCGTCGACCTACAAGCTTGCACTCCCGCTCGAAAGTGGGGGTGATCGCGAAGTAGGGCTTCTACATGCAGATTCGAGACACGATCTGAGGCTTCACTCATGTCGAGTGTAGCTAGGGTACCCGTAAGGGATCCTACAGCAGCGAGTTCCCGGTTAGGAACTTGGCTATCTGAACAGACGAAGTTACGCGTGTTGTCAAATACGCGCGTCTCCCGAGTCATTGCTTCTAGTATACCTTGCTGCACGTATTGCATACAGGTAGGCTCTATAGCAATGATCCGTGGTGTCTTGAGCGTTTTAGGAACAGTTATGACCCTGACGGGCCTCTCTGCTCCAGGTTCGAGGGTCTCAACCCGCGAGGCATCGTAATGCCTCCAAGATGGAAAGATGTACTCTCCCGAAGGGAAGTACTCCTCCAATCTTGCGGGCCACTCATACTGAGTATACTTCGCGTTTCCGCGAAGCTTCTCAGCAGTGGCACCGGGCCCGTGCTTAGGGACGATCTCTCCGTCGAAGATCAAACGATCGACTTCAGAGAAAAAGTCCGCATATAGCAGCCGGCTCATCCGAACAAACTCCTCCTGTTGAAGGTGGAAGTTAGTATCGGATAGGATGAGATCCTTCTCACACTTCTTGAACCCTGTCAAAGCTGCCCTCGTTCGCTCGTCAGAGCATGGGAGGTCAATCTTTCCAAACATCAGTGTAAACTGACGGATGGATCGAATCGCAACTATCGACGGTTCAAGAAGTAGAACACCAGATTTCCGCTCAAATACGAGATCGAGGAAACCTCCGAGGAATCGGGGGAGACCACCTGTCCTGGCATAGCCAGTAAACAGAGAGCGATCGACGTAGCCCTGGTCGAGGCTTCTTTCGAAGTCCTTTCCAAAGCCAGGCAGAGTAATCGTAAGAAACGAATACCCCTCGCATTCAATGCGATCCGTGATGGTTTTGCCATCACGGACGGTGCTCGTGCCACACCAGTCCCCCAATTCCTGGAGGACCATCAGACAGAATGTGGTCAGCCTTTTCATCTCAGCTCCTAAAAGAGTGTGAGAATGCTCAGACATGGCCCCGACATGAACTAGTGTCGGTTCTGCCGCTTCGCTCCACTAATCTGGGCGACTGCCCAGAATGCGAACAACTGAAGCATCGAGCCGGCTCCTATCAAAAGAAGGAGATCGGCAGAGATGTTCAGT